GATAAATAGCTTTCATTTTAGTCCAAATTCCGTCAGTCTTTAAACCTACTACAAGATTGTTGATTGCGCTTATTTGAGTAGCATCTGTAATACCTGCTGCTGAAATAAAAGCCGATGCTGATGAATCTAACCCTACAATGTCAGTAGCGCCTGCCCAAGATTTAGCGTGAGAATCACCCCAAGCAATTGCGTTGTTTGCGCCTTGACCCCAACCTATTGCGTTGTTCGCTGCGCCATCTCCCCATCCGTTGCTATTTGCCATTTTCTTGTTTACTTAAATAGATTCTTAATTTCTCTACATTCGTGTTTTTAGGGCTATACTTTAAACCCTTTGGTCTGTTCTTTTTCATATAAACCAAGAAGTGTAATTGTTAGTAGTGTCAGGGTACATATCTTGGTCAACGTTTTGATTGTACTCAGGGAATAAATCTTGGTTGAAAGACATATAACTAATGAAACGCTCCGTGTAGTGTTGAGCAATTTGACGTTCTTTTTCTAATAAGAAGTCTACTTCGTTTTTTTCTACGTTTTCAGCGTTCTCAGAAGAGTGCTTGTAAACTCCCTTATTAGCGATTGTATAAGCTGCGAAAGGAAGATATTCAACCATACTCCAATGTATCAGCATAGGCTTTACATACGTCTCCACAAGGCTTTGGTAATTACCTGTAAGTGTATTTGCGATAATATCAGCTTGTAGCTTCTCAAGTAGTTTAGTGCCTAAGTAGGTTTGTATATGTATATCTTGAGCGATTTTAACGAACTGAATGAACTTGTCAGTATCTACGTTGCCGTTGACTGCCGTAAAACGAACTATATCGTCTCTTGTGATTAGTAGTGCCGTTGCCATTATTTCTTGCCGTAAATAGGGTTAGTAGGTAAAAAGCCATTGTAAGGCATATCAACTGGTCGTGTAGACACAAGTTTATCGTTCTTTATAGTGTACCCGAACTTCTCTGCTTTTGCACCTGCGATTTGTTTAGCTTTAGGAGAGTTAACATCAATGCCTACACCCTCAAAACTTGCATATACTTGTTTGTTCCAACGATGATGACAATTGCCACCTCCTTTAAACTTCCATACATCATAGGTAGCAGCACCTTTAGCACCCCATCCTGCATTTACAGGTTGATTGCCCATTTGTAAAATGTCCTCTTTGCGATAAATCTTTCTTGCCGTCATCATTTTCTGACAGAACTGACGAGATTTAGAACTTGTCTCACCTGCGTAAACATAGCGAGTAATGAACTTTACTCCGTCAATTACTTCGTCTTGTTCAGACTTTGCGTTAGGACGTGCAGAACCTGTAGTGACGAAGTTATATACTTTGGATAATAAGGTACTTTTTGGCTCTTTAGAGAGCATTTCATTCTCTTGGTCATCTAAGTCATAGTCCACAGGATATTCGTCTATTAGAAGCCAATTCTCGTTAGGAGTTTCACCTAAGTCAATAAGTGCATCTGCAATCTCGTTGTCTAAGGCTTCGTGTTTCGATAGCTCCGTCCCTGTTTCCTCAACAACCTGCTCTTCAGTAACTGCGTTTTCCAAGTCTACAAACTCAAGCGGTTTAAGAGTCTTGAAGAATAGGTTAAGTGAGATGTTGTTAAAGGCTAACATCTTGTCAATGGCATCAATTATCTCCTCTTGAAAAGGCTTAATCACCATATTATTGAAAAGGATAAACGAGTTCTCAAGTTCATCAGCATTAGACGAGAATCCGTTTGTAGAAGCAACTCCGAATAATAGCGGAGATGTTACGTTGTGTCCGAGCATAATCTTACGCAAACACTCTTCACTTAAATATGTGTAGTGTTCAGGTGCGTCATTAAGTGGAATATCCTCAACCGTAGTACGAGTATCCATATTGTCGTTGAACGCTACGATTACTTTCTGACCCTTACTACCAGTCAACTTGCCGAGAACTTTTGCGGAGATGATTTCTTGTTGTTCTAATGTAGGCACTCCGTTGTTGAAGTTTACTACTTTAGTTCCTGAGAATCCGTTTTGAACCTCGTTGATTAGGTAGTCGGAGATTTCCTCTTCCAATAGTGCGTAAGGTACTGCACCTTGATAGTCAGGATACGCATAATATTTCATTCCGACTGAATAAGGCTTTGAAAATAGGATTTCTACTTTCTCTCTACCGAATCCAAACGCAGGGAAGCGCTTAGGGACGTATTTTTTCACGTCTGACCAATCATCCGAGTAGTAGTAACCTTCAATCTCTCCGTCTTTATTACATTTCTCAGCACGAATTAAATTAACAGGAATATGGTAAGCCTTGAGAATCTTGTCGTGTTTGTCGTTGTAGTGTACTTGGATAGAGAATTGACCAAACAACTTACGGTCTAAAGCAATTTTACGCAAACAATCCTTAGAAATCAAAGTCATCATTTGAGCGTACTCGTTAGGCTTTTTGTTAGCATCCGTAGCCGAGAGTCCTTTTCCGTAGATAAGTCGTGAGATGTTGTTTATAATAGCGTTGTTTGTGGTGGAGTTCGTGTATCTATCAATCAAAAACTGATAATAACTGCCTCCGTTTGCACCATCATAATTTACCCAAGCATCTCTCTTACTCTCTTCGATTGTAGGAGCGGTGTAGGCAGATAGGTTTAATACGTGTATGTTACTCATAAACGATGTATGTATTTGCGGTTGTATTTGAAACGTACTCACCTGAGTTAACCGAGAAGTTTACTATGTTTTGGTCAGTACAAAAAATTCTATCTTTGTAGACGATGTCAGTTCCTTGTTTTAGAACTAAGTCGTAAAAGTGTCCTTCGATTAAGTTAAAGGTTGCAGTAATCGTGTTTATGTAGTCTCCTTGCGTTGAACTGGTGATGGCTACGGTAACAGGTGTATTCGTTTGGTCATCCGTTAGAATCATCGTGTTAAATCCATCTCTTGGAATAAACGAAAACGTCTGCGGTGAATTTGATGTAGTTAGGACTATCATACTACTACAAGTCAAATGAGGCGATTTGTTGCCAAATAAAAAAGGGAGACCTAAGCCTCCCCTTCCACGCTATGAAAAAACGAATTAGACAGTAACGATAGTAGCAGTACCGAAAACATCACCTGCACCACCTGCAAGACCTGCCTCAGAAGAGCAGTCAAGAAGATTAGCATAAAGTTTCTCAGTTCCTACGAAAGTCAATGTGTAACCATTAAGGTCGCCCATTGCAGTACCGTTAGATACGTTTGCAGTAGTGATTTCCATTCCGTGTTCTAAACCTGCAAGGAAGAATTGGTTGTTGCGGTTTTTAACAACGATGTGAGGACGTCCGTAAGCCATTAACTTAACATTTTTATGCGTTGTAGCATCTTGTTTTTTAAGGGTAACGGTAAGCGTTTGCTCAGCGAATGTAGTACCGTTCTCACGGCTTGAGTTATATACTTGGTCAAAAGAGTTAGTTCCTTTGAGTTCGTATTTGTATAGGTTTGAAACGTTAGCGATTGTGTCAATGGTATCAGTACCAGCTACATAAGCAACGTCTACACTTGGGTCATAGTCTCCGTAATTAACAAAGTAGATAGCATCAATACCACCTACCGCATCTTTACATACTTCTAAGCGACCATTTGCAACTTCACAAGACATATTTTTAGTTTTTAAATGTTATAAAAAAGGGAGGGACTTGCCCTCCCCTGTAGTTTTTAGTAGTAGCTAAGATTAGTTAGCAGAGTTTGTGATACCGTAAGTAACAACGTCAGATGCAAAACCGTATTTAGCGTCAGCAGTAAAGCGCATAACTACACGTACGTTTTGTGAACCATCAACATCAGCTAAGTCAATAACTTTAACTTCGTTCATATCGTTCAACAAACCTGTTGCGAAGTAAAGGTTAGATTTTTGAGCAAGCAATGCAGTGTTAGAAGCAAGACCGTTAGCTAAGAAGATTTTTACACCATCAAAGTACAACTCACCAAGAACTTGGTTTGTACCTTTGTTATCGTAACCGTTAGCACCTACACCTGCAGCAGCAAAACCACCCAATGCACGTACATAAGCACGGAAGATGTTGTTAGATACATACAAAGTAAGGTCTTCTTTTCCGTAAAGAGCAGCAGGACAAGCGTCAACAATTTTACCAAGCTCTGCGATAACGTTACCTGCGTTAACACCACCACCAACTGCAGCAATTTCTTGAGCAGCAGGAAGAGAAGCATCAGTAGTCAATTGAGTCATAATACCTGCGAACTGACCTGCAGTTGCGTTAACACCTGACCAAATTGAAGTTTCCATACCTGCGGCAACTTTCTCAGCAGCGTGTGCGATAAGGAAGTCAGCGAAAGACTTAGGAAGAACGTCAAATGCAGAGTAACCCATTTGGATAGCATCCCAATCTGAACGGAAGTCAGACTTACAAAGTTGCAAGTTAACTTGGAAAGATTCAGGTTGAAGGATACGCTCTGTCAATGTGATTGTAGACGTAGGGTCGAAATCACAAGTAGCGTTTTTGATGATGTCATCAGTAGCAACACGCTTGATAACTTGCTTGTACTTGACGTTAGGCATAATAGTGAT